GCCAACTTTAGGTGACTTCTGCTCAAGCAACTTAACAAGGCTTGTACGCACATCATCGTATGCGTTTGCTTGCTGACCGCTTCCTGATTGCTTCAGGCTTTGTGCTGAGTCATACAAAGATTGCTTCAATGTATCAAGCACATTCATTGGCACTTGTTCGCCAACCTTCAGCTTTGACAAGTCAAGCGTCTGACCTGTCTTTGTTTGATACAGCAATTCGGCAGCGCCTTGCATTCTTTCTGATCGCTTCAGTACATTGAGTAAGTCGTTGTCAACTGTCACGACAGCCTTGTCAATCACATCGTAGAAAGGACGCGAAGCAGCTTGACGTTGTGCAGCAAATGTCTCAAGGCTTCCAAGGAAGTCAGCGCCTTGTGTGCCGAGAGCAGTATCAGCAGCACCCATCAAACGACCAGCGCGACCTGCTTGACGCTCACGAATAGCACGCTCAAGAGCCTGTTTTGTCTCGCCTGATAGTGTTGCAACTGTGTCAAGCAATTGCTTTGTGCTTGCACCGCCAACATCAACGATACGGGCTTCTTCGCCTAACTTGCCCATACGAGCCTTAGAGATTCCCAAGGCGCTAGACAGCAAGTCTGGTGGCGTATCGCGCAACAAGGCTTCAGCAACCTTTTGCTCTGCGTAGCGTGAAGCAGCCTTGTCAGAAACACGACCTACAACATTCTGACCAACTGCACCAAGAACTGATGCAACTGGTTGAGTCACAGCGCCGAGAGCGCCACCGACAGCACCAGACTTCAACACATCTTGCGTGATGCCGCCTAATGTCTCAGCTTCTGACGAGCCAAGACCACCTAGTAAGCCATAACCAACACCAGATGCGCCAGCCTGTGCAGCACGCTGACCCATGCCCATGACTTGACCAGCAGCAGGTGCTGCCGTTAAGTATTGACCTGCCCTGCCTAATGCTTGTGCAGCAGCAGGAGACGCTTGCTCAATAACTGGCAATGCAGCACGACCAGCAGCGCGTGCGCCTTGACTGACGATGTTTGTAGCCATGAATGGCAAAGATGCAGCAACCTGACCTGCTGTTGACAGCAATGGTCGCTCTTGCTCGTAAGACTGAGCAGCACCACGAACGATGTCACGACCTTCTTGGTAGGCTTGTGCTAGTGGTTTGCCTTCGACCAAGGCTTTAACTGGTGCTGCAATGCCGCCAGCAAGCTCGTCCAGAAAGCCGAATGTTGGACCTTGAAGTGCGCTAATCAAAGCGCGTTCTGCTGTTGGCTTCTTAGCGCCTTGTTGGTAAGCAGCAGACTTTTGCTCTGACAAGAACTTCAGGATTTCGCTAGGCTGATATTGATTCCTTAAGGCTTCATTAACTTGATTGCCAACATCAGGCATCTGTGACAAGAACTGAACGATCTCGCTGTCACCATAACCAGCCTTGCGTGCTTCAGATATTTTGCTTTGTAGACCGTCCATGATCTTTACCCTTATCGTTGTGGCTGTGTGCCGAAGATGCTTCCCAATGGTTTGCGTCCATCCTGACCACCACCAAGACCACCTGAACCTGTCATTACTGATGGCAACTTAGCTGGTGCGCCGAGAGCCTTACCTGCATCAAGGTTGTACTTCGTACCGAAATCCACATACTCTTGACGCTTTGCGTTGTAAGTCTGACCAGCAGCAGCATACAACTCGTTAGCTAGGTTCTGGAAGTCTTGACGCTGTGTCGGTGTCAGTTTAGTGCCTTGCGCCCAATTCGTCACATAGTTCTGTAAGCGGTCCATCTTTCCAGCAGCAGCCATCGAGATGCCGAGTTCAGATTCACGCACCACCGAGCCAGGGTCCAGCAACTTCATAATCTTGGTTGCAGCAGCAACATCACCGATTGGGTTCTCTTGTTTGAGAGACGATTGAACCTGCTTGAATGCAGATTGCATATCGTTGAAGTCCTTGTAAATTGGTTCTTGCTTAAACGCTCCACCAAGTTTCATTTCGTTCTCAAAACCTTTTTGACCTTCACCCATGTTGAGGTTAATAGCACCAGACCTTCTGACCTGTTCTAGCGTTTTGCTGGTATGTGCCTTCGCTTGGCAAGCCAAGTGCAGAAACCTGTTGTGGTGTCAAGATGTTGAAGCTCTCACGCTTCAGTTCTTCCTCAAGAATCTTTGGCAATGCTGTGTCTGGTGACATTGCAGCTATTGCTCTCATTTCAGGCGTTAAACGCGAGAAAAGACCAGCAGAAGTTGGCTGCATAGCTGGTGCAGGTGCTGCAACAGGTGTAGGTGGTGTGTAGACACCTTCACCCATCATGGTGTTAGGTGCAGCACCGCGACCACCAAGGTCAATGCCGCTAACAGGTTCAGCTTCAGGCATTGCTGGTTGTGCAGCAGCTTGAGGAGCAGCGCCACCACCTAAAAGCAATCTGCGTAGATTCCTTGTGCTTTGAGCCTCTTCCAGTTTCTGACGAGCCAAGAGATTTGACAATGCACCTTGCTGTGCTCTTGCGTAGCCTTCAGTACCAGCTTGCAAAGCACCGCCAAGAGCCTGACCTAGAGAAACAGGTCGTGCGCTAGGACCACCAGCAGACAGCAAAGCAGCCGCTGCTTGCAGCATCGCTTGGTTCTGAATGCCTTGAGTTTGTTGTGGTGTCAGGTACTCTTCAAGTCCAGAGCCACCCATGCCAAACAGCAAACCACCAATGTCTTGAGTTGTAGCCATCTTTTAATCCCGATAGATTGGTGAAGTCTGGCTGCCACCCAAGTTAGCTGGCTGCAAACCTAAAGCAGATTGGCGAATGCCAAGACGCTCAAGCTCAAGGTTACGAGCAGCATCTAAACGGGCTTGCGCCAAGGCTTGACGCTGCTGCTGTGCATTCATCACAGCTTGTGCGCCTGTCATGCCAAGGTTTTGCTGTTGTGCGCCTAAAGCACCAAGCTGACCGATAGCAGACTGACGCAATTGAGCTCCTTGCAACATACGAGCAGCATCTGCTTGACCCAACTGTGCAGCATTCATAAAGCCTTGTGAACGCAACTGAGCAGCCGTGTTAGCTGCCTGTCGTGTGAAGTCCTCGTTAGCCAAAGCCTCTGCAACAGCTTGACGCGAACCGCCAAATGCTCTTGCAGCAGTTGCTCTGGTTTGACCCGCTTGCTGTGCCATTCTGCGTTGACGCTCGATGTCACCCAAAGCACCCTGCACGACTTGCTCTTCAAACGGGTTGCGGTAAGCAGACATAAATTCAGATGTCTGTTGTGGCGTATAACCAGCCTCAAGCATTGATCTGCGTACTGCCTCATTTGTAGTTTGCTGACCAACACCACCAAGCCCAAGGCTTTGCAATTGCTGCTCTGCTGTGCCATATTGAGCCGTAAAGTCAGCGAGTTGCTTCTCACCCAAACCAGCAGCAGTTGCGCGTGCTTCTTCAAGGTTGCGTAAGTAAGCAGCCTTCATCTCAGGGTCAATTGCAGTTGTGGTTGTGCTTGATGTTGGTTTGTTTCCAAGTCCACCGCCAAGAGCTAAAGCACCAGCGCCAAGACCTAGCTTCTGAGCAGTTGATAAGCTACCAAGTCCACCAAGAAGTCCAGCACCACCAGCAGCAGCACCTGCACCGCCAGCAGCAGCACCGAAGCCTGAAGAGCCAGCAGCTAAGTCAGCCATTGCAGCATCAACGCCTGTTAGTCCTGCGGCAGTTCCACCTGTTCCAGCTCCACCGAGCAACGCCGATCCACCGTAATAAAGACCAGCACCAAGTGCAGCGGCTTCTAGTGGGTTCTCCATAGACCACTCGCCAACCTTAAGAGCAGGCTTAAGCATATCGCCAGCAATGTCAACACCGCCGCCAATAATATCGCCAACACCACCAACAACATCGCTTACAACGCCACCCATATAGACTCCTTTTTACTCTTTGTTCGAGTAGATGTAGGCTCTTGAGCCATCCAAACACATAATCTCTGCTTTCCTATGCCACCCGAAAGTCTTAGCGAACTTTGCGAGTTTCTTGTTTTCCTCACGAATGAGAGCAAACATAGGAGAGCCGACCAATCCTTCTAAGCAAGATAGGTCTGTCTGGTAGCGTTTTTTGGTGTTTGCGGTCCATCTCTTGATGTCCGTATGAAACCATAAACGATTGTCAAACAGCTCTAAGAAGACCGTGTAGTCATCCCTCAGGATAACTGGGACTTTGCTTTTTTCTTGCACTAATTCTAAGCCTTCGGCAAGTCAATAGCACATCACCGCTGACCAGACGCTAACGCATCCAAACGGTTCACGCCAACTCGCCAATCACCCAAAATTGCACCTGTGTAGCGCACCTTGACTTGACGGGCAGAAAACCGCACATCTGTCGGCTGCGCTGCCGTATATGGACCGAAAGTCGTTTCGCTAGAAGTCGGATACATCCGAGTCTTGAACGACACCACGACCTCGCCTAGAGTCTGCTCATCTGGCAGCACCCTAGTCACAGCCATCACATTGTCACCGTTACCGATCTCAATCGGGCCTGTCTCGGCGTAAGGTGTAGAACCATCGTAGTTGTAGCCAACTTCATGCTCGTAGATGTACCCGTCAGCAGAAACCATCAACGGGTCAATGAAGACACCTCGATCTGTGCCAGCAGTCCTGCCCATCTGACCAATTGACCAATGATTCTCGCGATAGTTATAGGTCACATACGAGTCGTTTTCGTTGGACTGAGACGAAGGATAGAACCAAGTCAACTCGCCATATTTTGAGTTGTGGACGCAGTACACCTTGCTGGATTGGTTGTAGTTCATGTTCTGGAAGACATAATCGCCAACATCAGACACCAAAGGCTTGACATAGCCGTCATAAATCCAGAAGCCTGAACGAGACATCCAGATCGCAGCCGTGTCAATCGCACCCACAGACTGAGACGAAATCACGCCACAGCCTGAACCAGCCTTCTCAAACGAGTAGACATAGGGCAGACCGATGTAGGTCGAGACATGGACATCAACATCTGTAAACAGCAGGTTTACACCCCTAACGCGCTTACCTGTCTTCAACGAGCCAACAGTCTGAAGCTCAAAGTCACCAGCCTGATTCGTGGTCGAAGGTGTCCAAACTGTGTTGTCTTCTTGATCGCACCACTTCACCATTCTAGGGTTTCCACTAGCACCTAAAGCAAAGACAAAGCGTTCAGCCGTGGTCATCACGGCAGCGCATGATGTCGGTGCATTTGTGATGGCAACAGCTTTAGTTGGACCTGAAAAGCCTAGCTGCCACTCCAGCCGTGAAGGTCGTAGGCGTAATGTCCTTGAGAGTTCCAGCCTCGTTCATTGCGTACAGCTTGGAGTGCGTGCCAGCAGCAATCCAGCGATCTGCTGAGTTGTCACGCCAAGTAATCAAGCCACGGCATTTGCCTGTCATTTGGCTTTCTGACTTCTTACGCCACCCACCCAAAGGACGCAAAGTTCCCTCAAACCAGCGAACGAGGTTTGCATCGAAGTATCTGCCTTTGGATTGGTATTCTGTGCCGTTACGGTAAACACCAGCAGGGATATTGAGAGGAATGAGTGCCATAGTCTGATTATGCTGATAGGTTGGACATATAGGCAAGCGTCACAATGATTGACGGTGTTGCTGGTATTGCTGGAGACGAGCCGCTGGCGCTCACAGCAGAGAATTGTTCAAGGCTTACGCCTGAGTCGCTAACGCGCCACATGATCTCCACATAGTCGTTTTCGCTCAAGTTGATGACAAAGTTCATGGCTGCAATCAGGTGGCTGTTTGAGCCTGTACTCTTACGCGCAGGAATGCTGAACCTGCTGTTTGAGTTGTCCACATTCGTGCCGTTAATCCTGAACCAGATGTCAATGTCTTGCACATCATTGGCGCTATTGACAAACTGTGCGCTGAATTGCAGGTTGTACATCCCGCCTTGCGTCACAACAATCTTTGAAGGCAAATCACCTGTAATCGTTGTGCTGCTAACAGTCTGTGATTGATTGACTGTGTAAGTTCCAGCGCCACCAGTTGTGCCTGTCAACTGAGACACGATGCGAGTTCCAGCAGTTACACCAGTTCCTGTAATCTGCATCGAGGGATAAATCGAGCCTGATGTAACTGCTGAAACCGTTAATGTTGTGGTGGCAATTGAACCCGTCACGACAGCAGCACGCGATGAAACACTCACGCCATTGCTGTAATCTGTCGTGTTCAGACGCATATAGTAGGCAACAG